ACGTCAGACACACCACTGAGGCGATCAATGGCCGCAAACAGCGGCCCCTTGTCGAACAGTGGCAACACCTTGAGCAGCGTGTTGGGCTTCTCAAGGATCATGTCACGCAGCGTCTTGCCTTCGGGTATCTTGACACCTTGTGCAAGGTTGTTGCTGCCAGTCAACCACTTCTCAACACTCTCACGGTCCATGCTGTCGTCATATAGCACGTTCTCCTTCACATCCTGCCGAGCACGACGATACTCGTCATTGATCTCGTTGATGGCATCCTGTTGGTCAAGGTAGTACGTGACCGGGCTGCGTGCCATAGCCGACATGGGCGTGGTGTTATACACCAACGGACGCATTGGGAAGAAGTTGGGCAGCCCATAGGGGTCTTGTTCCACCCACACAGGCCACGTCCAATCGTTGTTGGCATACAGGAACACGCGCCGCGTCACCTTGTCCCAGATCATCCAGCACTCTGTGCGGAATGCCTTGGCAAGTTGCTGCGTGTCGCTGTAGCCGTATTGGTGCGCCTCTACGTCCTTGCCAACTTCAAGGAAGTTGTCGTCGTCTGTGCCCACCGACGATGCTGCCAGCACGTGCGTAGCCTTGTATAGCGACTGCACCTGGCCATCTTCACCCTTCTTGCCGTACCTCGCATTGAGGTATGCAGTGGGATACACACAACGCAGTGCCATCCATGTAGCATCGCTGAAGTCTGGCGACCGTGCATCGGGGTCAACCAACACGTTGGGCGCAGGCTCGAAACACACAAACGGTCCCGCAGGCTGCAACATGTCAATCGTTTCTTCCAACGCTATAATCTTGCCTTCAACCTCACGGATCGTCTTGGCGTCCTCTGCCTTCTCCAACTCCGCAGTGAGGGTTGCAAGTTCAGCCTGTGCTTCCTCAACGCTACTGCTGCGCTCGGTGTAGCCGTAGCGCAGCCATGCAAGGTTGTGCAACTCCACAGCCACCACAGCCTGCTTGGCATGAACCTTGAGGTTGATGCCAGGTGCTACGTCAGACGCAGCCAACGTGTTGATCAAGTCCTCCATGAGGCGCACATAGTCCTTGTATGCCTCATCGGTGCAGGTCATCTCTGCTGTAGGGTTCTTGGCATACACCGCAGGAATGATGGCGCGCACGTTGGCATAGACAATGTTCTCTGTCTCCGACCACTGCGCGTTGCGTCGTGCAGACAAGTAGCGGTTGCCGCTGCGGTTGTCGCCCCGTTGGCGATACTCCCATTGATTGTGGTTGTAGTATCGCGTCGCTTCATCCCACCCGTCCTCAAACACCTGTCGCGCGCGCCGCGCACTGCTGATGCGGCCCTTCCACAAGCCGCCATAGTGCTTGCTGACAAGCACCTTAGTAGTTGGGTCAACACGATACACTGGTCCGGCGTCAGCCTCCGCACCAATCGGGGCTTCTTCGTCCAGCATACGGGTCAGGTTGTCACTCATGATGCATACCTATGTTGGCGGCTGCGCATAGCGGGATCGTCCATAGGCACTTCGCCCCAACGCAGCACCTGCGGAGGCACCTTGATGGGCCTGCGATGTAGCAGGCGTGCCACAGGGATTGGACCATTCAACATGTAGCGCAGGCTGTCCATGCTGTGGTTGTCCTTGTCAACAGGCTCATCGCGCTGCTCATCACCGTCCTTGCGCTGCTTCCAGCGATACTTCACCATTTCATCGGTAATGAACCGCAGATGGTCAGCAACATACAGCCGTGGCGCGCCGCGTTGCTGCGTGAATGGGCACACCACGCTGTTACGCCGCTGAAGTGCTTGCTTCACAACCACAATGCCTTCAATGATGGCATTTGATGCCGGACGCATCAACACACCGTGGTCAGCAAACATGGCAGCCACGGAGCGGGCACCACCCCGCATGGCAGCATTGCTGCGACGGAAGCATGAAGGGTCGGCACGGATGTCGTCAGTAGGGGTCAGGCCGTTAGCCTCGCGTATCTTGTTGATGCGGTTAGCCTGTTCCTCAATAGACAAGCCTGCCTCGTAGAAGCCGTCCACAATCATGACCTGCTGCTTGTCGTCTGTGCCAGCCAGCAGGTAACATGACGGCTCTGCAATGCCAAAGTCGTAGGCTTCCAGCACACCTGGGGCGTAGCCCATTGTCTGCATGTCGGCTAGATGGTCCAACAACCATTGACGCGGCTGCACATGCACTGTTGGGTCAAACTCGTCATACACTGTGCCTTCAAACGCAACCCACTTGCCAAAGATGTAGCGGTCACGGAAGCGCCCAGTGTAGGTAGCAAGCAGTGTGCGCACATAGTCCGCTGGCACATTCTGTGCGTTGTCTAGTGTGCTAGCCTCGAACACGTCCACAATAGGCACCTTCTTGCCATTGACCAACAACGGCTTGCCTTCAAGGTCTGTCTCGCACAACAACTTGGGGTTGTCAACGCCTCGGCGGAAGTCATGCAGCGGCTTCACAATCTCATCATAGACCCAACCAAGGGCAGGGTTGCATGTGAGGATCATGTGCCTAGGCCCAGTGCTAGGCATAGTAGGATCATCGCCTGCATACTTGGTGCTGCCCCGCAGACGGCCAAACAACTGTAGGAAGTCAGTGTGTTCGATCTCTGGATCTTCAATCTGGTCAACAATGATCCAGTCGTAGGATGCCGACAGCAAGTTGCTGCTGCTCTCACCATTGTTGACAAACTTCTGTGCGATGTAGCGGAAGTCGACAGTGGTGCCATTGACCATCTGCCAGGTGTTGTCGTTCTTGTTGCCGCCCTTCACCCATGTGGGTGGGCACCACTTGAAGAACTCTCTGCGAAGTGTGCTGTTCAACTTTGGATATGTGGCGCGCGCCAACAAGCCGTTGCTGCCTGGATAGTCACGGATCAACTTCAATGCCTCTGCCACTGCTGCGGTCGTCTTGCCGTTGCCAAAGCCGCCACCATACAGCCGTATCTTCTTACGGCTGTTGTGGAATGCTTCTGCTGCGGACCCTGCAACAATGACGTATGGCCGATCCACTACTGCACACTCTCCCACCACTGACGCACGTCAGGCATGGCACTGCAATGCACAACGATGTGAGTTATCTTGTGCATGATGTCTCCACCAACACACGCGCTGCTGCCGCGGCAATGACCTCATTCTTGGTCGGCACACGCTCAGCCGCAGCATTGACTGCATCGTAAGCAGCCAACACGCTACGGGCAGTAGCGCATTGGTCCTCCATTTGGTCCGCTGTGGCACAACCTGTCAGCAGTAGGGCAACCACAATGGCGCGCCACATCACTTGCGCACCTTGTCATACACACCCCACACGATGCCAACAAGCACTGCTACAGCACCGACAATCTCTGCCAGCGCAGCACCACCGCGGGCTATGTCCTCTGGCGTGGCGAACCCTAGCGACACAAGGATGCCTCCTCCCGCAGTAAGCACATGACGGACAACGCTCTCAATGACTGCACGGTTCATGTTCTACACTCCTTGTCAGTTGTCAGTTGGGCGTGGATATGAGGCACGCCGAAGCAGGCGCAACTCTTCCTGCATCAACGCCACCTCACGACGCAGCACTGCCAACCCTTCACGAGTTAGCGCCATATGGTCACCAACCACTTCCTGCCTTGTTTCTATCCCAGCAAGGCGTCGTTCAAAGTTGGGCATTGCGTAGGACATGTGCGACAGCAACGATGCAATCCACAGAAGCAGTGCCAGCGTGACACCACCAATCACTGTAGTCAGCACTGCACGGATTGGGGAGTTGGCAGCCGCCATGAGCCCTTTGCTCAACTCATTCATTGTCATTGTCCTTCATTGGAACGTCATTCATAGCCGCGACGCCTGTAAAAACAGATCGTCCACCTGTTCGGTGGTTAGGCCGAGCGACACGGAAAGCGACGCAATGAGCGGATCATCGCGCCACCACTCAGTCGCATCCTCGTAGGTGATCCGGACGGCAGGAGGAGCGTTCGCGATTGCAGCCTCGACGGATTCCAAGAGTCCGGCGTTGAGTAGTGCAAGGCGGGCTTGGCGGCGAGAAATAACCGCCGGGACAGGTGGGG